TTATATTATTAGATTATATAATTTTTATAAAAAACTATTTTTTATTCTTAAACGAGTTGATTTTTTTCTTGTATGTTTTTTTCTTGTATGTTTTTTTCTTGTATGTTTTTTTCTTATGTGTTTTTTTCTTGTATGTTTTTTTCTTATGTGTTTTTTTCTTGTTTTTCCGCTTTGCTCCTCCTTCACCCTCATTAAACAATTCATCATCATCTTCTTCACCATGATCGCTAGCATATGGTTCTCTATTCTCATAAGTAACACGACATCCATCAAGTATAACTAATATTTTACGTTCAGGAAACATCCTATGTAAATCTTGTACAATATTTTCACAAGTCTTTGCTAGATACAATGATTGAACAAGTTGATTATTATTTACAAATTCATATAGTCTGTTATTTGGTGCACCATCAACGAATTTTTCCCTTTGTAGTTTTCTTTTCTCGCTTATCATCATTAATGCTTCTCTTGTCTTTTCTTCATCAGGAAGAGAATTCTCTACTATAAAATGTTCAAGTCCGGGGCGGACTTGAGATGATGGGTCAACTTGTGTAAAAAATTCATGTGCACACCTTCTGTTTTGTCGTTCCCATTTTACAATACAATCATAGCAATGTTGTAAAAACATAACATCTATTCCTTTACATGACTCTATACACGACCGAAAATCTTCACCAAAATTCAAAGACCTACAAAATAAACTCCGTTGTTCATAAAGGTTTGCCATTTCTTCATCGAATTCGACTGAACTTGAAACTGTTTCGTCAGGATTCCCTGACTCTAATTGAATAATTCTTTCTTGAAATTTAGTTGTTTTTTTGTATGTATATTCATTCTTACCAGATGGAGTTGGATTATCACCATGTGGTTGTCGAGTTAATAAGCTTGCTCCATCAGGTGTTACTTTGGAAGAAATATCCACATCTAGTGGTGGCATAGGGGGCATAGCGGGCCTTCCCTCCTGCATTAATGCAAGATTTCTTGCAAGATATTTTTCTATTGCAAGATATTTTTCTCTTTCAGGAAATTCAACCACAAATACTCCTTCCGTTTCTTCTGCAGTCTTAGTACCTCCAAAAAAATATTGATTTGTAACTCTACTTTGTTCTTTTGGATTTTCACTTCCACATCTTGCCCGAATAGAACCGCCACTAACTTTTTGCGGAAAAACCGTTTTTTTATCATCTCTAATTTTTTTGGCCATATCAATAAATGAACTTACAGGTAATGATGATGATAATGATTTTTCAACCAATTCTTTTACTTCTCTTGTCACATGGCCACGTCCACTCATTAAACTATCTCCCAATAGACTTAATGTCAGAACACACACGTTAGGTGGTAAATGAATTTTCTCCTCACTACATGAACTATGTCCACAAACAACACATACTAAATCTATTTCTCTACTTTTTACTTTAGCCTCGGCTGCAAGACGTGCGCCACGACTATGCGATGATCGTTGTCGTGGTGGTGGTAGTAGTAGTGGTAGTAGTGGTGGTGGGGGGTATGGTGGCGGTAGGTATTGTCGTGGTTGTGGGTCTGCTTTTGCGGCTTTTGCGGCTTCTGCTGCTTGAGTTATTATGTCTTGCGTAGGTTTTTTAGTAGTTCCCCTATTATTATTTATATAGGGATTCATATAATATATAGTTCCATGACTGTCTATATCTGTTTCCCAACCAGGATTATCTCTTTCAAATTGTTTAGCTTCTATTTCTTCGGGTGATTGCGGTGGTGGTGGTAGGTCTGATGGTGGTGGGGGGGGTATATTCATATTAAATCAATCAAATATTGAAATTATTATATATATTTAATAAAATTTAATAAATTATATATTATGTGTATATATAATTTATTATTTTATTTATATATAAATGCCTTACATTCTTAGAAAACAAAAAACGAGAGGGTATAAAGTGTGCAAACGAGGAACCCGAAAGTGTTTTTCTAAACGCCCTCTCACAAAATACATGGCGAAACGCCAAATGCGTGCGCTATACATTAATGAAAGAGTTGGTGCCGGTACTGGTGGCGGTGGCAGTGGTAAAAGTCGTAGAAAACGACGCTACTTGAAAGGTGGCATGTTCCATATGCCAGTAGCAGCAGCGGCGGCTGGTGTACCAGTAGTGCCAGTGCTGGCACGAGGAATGATGACACCAGCACAGGCGGCGGCAGCTGCGGCAGCTGCAGCACAGGTAGTAGCAGCAGCATCACCAGCAGTACAATTGGCAGTGGCACAGATGCCCCTTGCATACACACAGTTTATTAGAGTATCTCAAAATATAACTATGGATAGTCATGGTCTCCCGCTTACACCAGTAAGAATTGCAGAAATACAAAGGGTATTGGCATATCTAACACAACCATTACCGCCACCACCACTATATCAAAGCTGCACCCTGGGGCTTCAACAACAACCCGTTTTAGAACAACAAACCTTCGGTTGTCCTATGGGCGATTTTATAAGATTTAAACGGCAAATGATGGAAGACGAACAACGTGGAAATTATATTACTGTCAAAAATTATCATCGACTACAAATGAGTTTGTTAGAACATTTGTGTGGTGTGTATGATGCAACAACTTTAGATGGAATTGAGAGCATTCAAAATATAGGAGTTGAATGGAAGAATCATAACCAGCCAGAATAGAATATTAGTCTCTTCAAATAGGTGTCGTCGGTCTTTTTATTTTTGTGTTTTTCATTTCCTTCATTTTCTTGATTTCCTTGATTTCCTTGATTTCCTCGCTTTTTTGCGCATTGCTCTTGTTCTATTTTTTCTCTGCCTTGTTCTTGTCCTTGTACTTGTTCTTTTTCTATTTTTTTTCCTGATGGTTCGTTTTTTACCACCAAGTTTTTCCATCTCTTCTTCTTCATTTAATGCAGCCGCTTGTCTTGCAGCCTCTTCTTCGGTCAGCGGCGGTCTTTCTGCTGCTGCTTGTGCTACTTCTTGTGCTACTTCTTCTTGAAGTCTCGCCAGTTCATCTTCATCGTATACTTCATTGTCTACTTCTTTTTGAAGTCTCGCCAGTTCCTTTTCAAATTCAAATTCTTCGCTTCCTGCTGCTGCTTTTTCTGCTTCTCTTCCTGCTGTTCTTGCTGTTTTTTCTTCTGTTCTTTTTGCTTTTTCTGCTTCTCTTCCTGCTGTTCTTGCTGTTTTTTCTGCTTCTCTTTTTTCTTTTTCTGCTTCTCTTTTTGCTTTTTCTGCGTCTCTTGCTGCTTCTCTTACTGCTTTTATTGCTGCATCTTTTGCATCTTTTACTGCTTTTACTTCCTCTCTTGCTGCTTTTATTGCTTGTCTCGCATCCATTTTTTTTATTATCTTTTTGTCTAAATGTAAATGTAAAATATAAATGTAGATTATACAATTTATTTATATTTTATTTTTTTACGGTTTTAATTTTTTATCCGGTTTTAATTGCGCGATAAAAAGATTCATATACATTTCCAAAAATATCTTCCAAAATTAATGTGTCTCTCATTGCTGTTGCTGTTATAAAGCTGATTAACTAATGAATTCCATTCTTTGTGCCAGGCGTATTCATCGCATTGTTGCTCACGGTTATGATTTTGGTTTTGGGTTTGAATTTGTTGGTTCTGCATTTTGCCTTTTGCGTATTTTGTGTTGTCTTTTGTGTCAGCGATTCCAAGAAATCTCACAATGTCACTTTCACCGCATCCTACGCGCCTCGACAAAATATTTCCGCTTGAATAGTACTGGAGCTGGTGTTTTGAATCCAATTCGGATTCTGATTCGGATTTTAGCGCCCACAACAAGATTTTTGGAGCTGCATATCCAAACTCGGCATAAACGCGCACAGCCTCATTGTATGCGCTGTTGAATTTACACATGCAGTCACACGTCTCGCATTCTCCAATTCTGACATCAGTTTCGCGGTCCGCAAAAATTACAACAGTCAGTTGCGGGTATTCCTTCAACTGTTTCGGAGTTATTCCAGAGTCAATCATCGTTTGTAGCACTGCAATTAAAGACAAATAAATGTCAAGTTTGTCTTTATCATTATCGTTATCGCTCTTGTATGGTCTCAATTTTTTTACATTTTTTACAAATGAATCTTCCAAATTATACAATTCAAGATTATTTCTGGTTTTACAGTCCGTCATAGTTGTCGTTATAAGCTTTTTTCCGATGACCGATTTATCCGCAACCGCTAGCGCGAGCCCGACTGTTCTGAAAGATGTTCCAGTTAGCACAGGAATCATGTACTTCAAGTTGGTTGTGTTCGCAGTCTCGAGTTGCGTCAAGTAAGCGCGCCACTCTGCATTCTTGTCGCTTTCCAAATGATACAATCCATATTGAACATCACTAACATGGTGCATAAGGTTGCTGCTTATACCCCGCTTATAATTCAGCATGTCGCACTTCCACGTCTTGTATTTGTCAGCACACGTCTCGCGGTCTTTGTTTTTGCCGGTTTCATTGGCTTGGTTGGCTTGGTTGTCGACATTCAGGTTTAGAAAAGCGTCATTTTGCAATTTTTGCGCACGCCTGCCAACCCGGTCAAAATCAATGTTTGCCCAATTTTGTTCGCACATCTTTATTTGAGGCGTGTCCAAATACCTGTTGAAAAAAGAAATCAGTTTACGATAATGGATTTTACACTTTAGAACGGCTCTATCATACGATGTGACATTTGATTTATCTTTCGGAAGCCACATTTTATAATAGTCACACGCCAACCGCTCGTACAAGTTGCCGTATTTTTTTGACTTGTTTTCCCTCGGTATCCACTTTGACACGAGCGAAATGGAAGTAGTAGTGGGGTCGTCGTTCTCGTTCTCGCTGTCGTCGCTGTAAAATGCAAGCACATCTGCCGCAACACGCGCGTTTACCATTCCCACCATGAAATCAGTCATTTCGGTATACGCCCGCATATCACGGTCGTCGCGCACGTTGATGACGCGCCGCATATACGCAAAAAAACTCTTCACGTCTTTCCATGAACCGATGCTGCCGTTGCCGTTGCTGCCGTTGCTGCTATTGACAAACAATTCTAACGCATGTTTGGCTAACGGTACGTCGACTCGCGCCCATTCAAAAAGCTGCATGTATGCCAGGTCACGCTCCCCGTACCCGTGGACAATGTCGCGCGTGTGCGCCATTAGCTGATAAAGGACTTCTGCATGCCATTTTCCGCGGTGCTTTCCATCATTTGTCGGCTCATTGTTAATCGTGTTGTACGCTGTTTCCAAAATGGTCCTGTACTCTTCGCGCAGTTTTGTATGGTTCAAATAATTCGTTGATGTAGGGGGACTACGTTCCCCTATGACCCCTCCTTTTACAGAGGGGGTTAAAGGGGGGGCGCATGCCCCCCTTGAACTACATTCCCCTATGACCCCTCCTTTTACAGAGGGGGTTAAAGGGGGGGCGTATGCCCCCCTTCGATACATCTTTATCTTTTTATGCATGTTTAAAATATCGGTTTTTAGCTTATTCATGATTTGCTCTTGCTCTTGCTGTCGCGACATTGTACTCTCTTTTATCGGTATCTATATGTCTATAATTATATATAATATAATATAATATCTAAGTTGTTCCAATAAATAAATAAATATATAAATATACTTGATTATATTATATACATCCTGCATTCGTATAACATTCATACATTGCTAATATGGCAAATAATAATATCGACACAGACATTGACAGTTATGACGACGACGAGCTGTTGCAAATATTGGACTTGGAAGACCCAACCGCTGAAGAAATTCGCGACAAGGTCGGCGTCATGATGCGCCAGTACCCGTCCATTGCATTCTTTTTCGCACAAGTCGGCGAACGGCTTGAACAAACATTTGCAACAAACAATGAAGCAATACAAGCGATTGATGCGCAGCAGCAAGATGAAGAGGCAAACGTTTGGCTAAAAAATCAGTACTTGAAACAAGAAGGCTCAACACCTTTCAACACGTACACGTCCCGCGATAACAAGGTTCAAACGTTTCAAGACGACGAAAACAACCACGACCAAATGAAACGCGAGCGCTTGGGCGCAGTCGATGTCGTGAATGTTCCGGTTAGCCAGGGAACTCTCAATCCCATTCTGAAAAATATCACTTCACGCATTGTCATGCTGGACAGCGCTTACAGGCAAAATATTATTCCGTATGATTCACCTGTTGCGGCGTCCACCGACTATACGCTCGACTTGTCGGACACGCTCAATAATACCCTCAGCTTGAAGCTGTCGTCCGTTCAAATACCTTACACCTGGTACAACATTGCCGGTTACCTTGGAAACTCGTGCTTTGGTTACATTCTGAATCCCACAACCGATGATTTAAATTTTAACGACACATTTTCTGTTCCGAATAATCAATATGTTGACGCAAATAGTGTTTTGATTGCACTGAACGCAACTTCGGTGTTAAATGGCTCAAATTTGGCGTTTAGTTTAACCGGAGATTCCGGGTCAGGAACCGGAAACTATTTTACAATTGCAAATACTGGCTTTAATGTTATACGGCTCATTTTTTATAATGGGAACAATCCAAACATGAATTGCAATCCAAGTGGTTGCAGGTCCCCTTGTAAACTTGATAATAACTTGGGTTGGGTTCTGGGGTTTAGAAGCACAAATATTCAAGGTCTTGATTTGGCAATTGCATATGACATTTTATCGGGTGAAACAATTACAGCAGATGTGCCTTACACAAATGTCGGTCCCACATATTTCTTGCTCGTCATTGACGACTTTAACCAGAACCACTTGAACCAGGGGCTCGTAAACATTGATGACACCGACACAACTTTGAACGCGCCGTCTTACATTGATGCCAACATCAATTATTCGTGTTTTACTTCCACTTCCGGATATAATTCGCCGTTTCCGGTTTATATTCCTAATGCGCCAACCCGATTGACTCAGGCGCAACTTTATTCCGCAAATCAGATTCTGGAAAATCGGAAAAATACTACGAGCTATCGCATCGCCGGTCCAACGACTACCGACGTTCTGGCAGTCATTCCGCTCAAAATTGGCGGTCTCTCATTTGGAGAGAAATATGTTGAATTCGGTAGTTCGCTTCTGCAAAATGAACGCGTCTATTTCGGACCGGTTAATATTTCTCGCATGCGCGTTACTTTGCGCGATGATAAAGGAAATGTCGTCAATTTGAATGGCGCTGACTGGTCTTTTTCGCTTATATCAACGCACCTGTATGAATTTTAGGGGAACCAAGTTTTAGGGGAACCAAGGTCCCCCTATGACCCCTCCTTATTAAATGGTTAAAGGGAGAGGTTCAAGGAGGGGGTCGTAGGGGGGTGCTCGTCGCCCCCTACACGTCGCCCCCTACATTTTTAAAAATTGATTTTTTTTTCTTTATATTCAAAGTCTTCAACTTCACATCATCGTTCAATGCCCGCGACAACTCGTTCTTCTTCAAATAGACAACAGAATACTACTAATACTAATAATCCTCTTACTTTACCTCTAACCACTCCGAATGTTCCGACGGTTCCGGTGCCTCCAATGGCTCCAAAAGCTCCGCTTAAAAAACTTTCACACGACTTGGACTCGGAAACGAAATCGGAATCGGAATCGGAATTGGGCTATTGTTGCATTTGTTGTGACGACATTGCGTGCGAAAAAGGCCGCTTCGTTTTAGATTGCGGTCACACATTTCATGGAAATTGTATTCTTCACTCATTCAAACACGATAACCGCTGTCCAATGTGCAGGTCAAAAGTGGATGCAGCCGAGTCTTCGTTGGATTATTTGTTCCCTACAGCTCTTCGAATCAATTCTTCGATTATTTCTGCTGCCGCAGACCATTTTATCAACGACATGGGAAATATAACGGTTGCAAACGTTGTCCACCGCATGCTTCTCATGTCTTCTGATAATCCAGACATGAGAAGTATTCAAATTCCGTACATTAAACGTATTCTTGTTCAGTTTGCAACCATGTTTGTTACAGGAATCGCATTTTCAGTGAGAGATGGAGAACGAGATATGCAAGAACCCGTCCCCATCGACGTTATAAATAATGAAGACCCTCTTCGCACTGAGGATGAATACGATGCCGCGATAAGTAACCCGGCAATCGATGCCGCAGTTTCATACGAATCTATTGTTTCCGCCGACATGAATTTTGACGCTTCCAGTCCCGACAATGTTGGCGCCATTCTTCTTAGAAGAGCAATTGCTTTATCAGAACTCGGCTCACAAAGAGCCGACCTTGGAAATAGGCGCGCTGCTAGAGCTGATGCTCGACGCCAACAGATGCAACTCGTACAACAACATTTAAGAACCGAAATGCTGCGTCGTCAGGCGATTGCGGAACAACAACTAGAACAACAAAATGTTGGCATTAATGTTGATGTTAATGTTAATGTTGCAAACAGCGACGATGAGACGGTCATTATGGAAGAAAATCAAGAAAATCAAGAACAAGAAAACCCCTGGGGACCTCAATTTTGAAATAAGGGAAATTTGGATTCCTGGATTCCTAGTTTCTGTGAGACTTGGATTTCCTGTATTTCCTTGTGGTTTTATTTCTTCTATTTCTATTTTTTTTAGTTCTTGATTTCCTTGCACTTCTATATTTAGATTTAGATTTTTTGCCGCCATAAGTAACCCAACTTTTATAGTCAAATGGCGATAGTTGATTTTTTTCTGATGCAAGCTTCCGCGCATCATATACCGCGTTGCGTAGCATTAGTGGATTTGTATCATTCAGTCCCAGTTCCGGTGGATAGTCGAGTGGAAGGTTAGGGCGAATTGCATCATTTAACAATTGGGCATCAAGCAATTCTTGTTCTTGGGGTTCTTGGGCATCAAGCAATTCTTGTACTTCTTGTGAACGCACACGACCAGGACCGATACGATGAGGGCCTCTTCGACCTCTCGGAGGACCGTCACCACGATTGCCTTCTCTTTCTCGCGGTATGGCATAAATTCTTCTATTTCCCGCTTCATCAGAACCCTTTACTATACCAAAAAGATAGGGTCTATCCTCAAAAAAATTAAGAAGCTTACCATCTCTTTTCATGTTATCAGGTACGACTATACCAGAATGTTTCACTAAACTCGCCAATGCATGTGCATGTTCATCACTAGTATATCTGTGTTGTAATAACCAATCGTAAAGCTGTCCCTCAACCATTAGTGCATTCGCCATTTTTTATATTTTTGTCTAAATTTATATGTTATATATTAATGTATTATAATAATTATTTAAAAATTATTATTATAAAAATTGAAATATTATTTTAAAACAGCAAATAGAAGCACATAAACCACATATAACAAATGCTCTCAAGTCACGGAATGTCTGTAATAACTTCTTCAAATACTTCAAATCGCAATTGTTCGCCCGCAATGGCGACGTGCGATGGCATGTATTTGTCACCACCACCCTTTGTTGTTGTTGAAGAAAAAGGAAAGGGCGACAAGGGCGACAGCAAAAGCGAAAGCGATAGCAACAGCGACAACGCATTAACATTCCTCGAAAAGAAAAATCCGCATTGCAGAGACGCCCGCATTTCATTCGACGCGGGTCCCCATATTTACACCATTGATAATGACCCTTCCGTGAAATACACGTCTGTCACAACATGGAATCACCAACACTTTGAACCGTTTGATGCAGACACTATTATTACGCGCATGATGTCCGGAAAAAATTGGAAATTGAGCAAATATTATGGTATGACTCGCGATGAAATAAAGGCAACGTGGGATAAGACTCGCGACGATGCCGCCGCCGCAGGAACGCTCATGCATTATAACATTGAGCGCGTTTACAACGGCTGCAGCTTGGACCACGTGGATAACGGCTCTTCAGAATTTCAATACTTTCGACGCTTTCATGCGGACCACGTTGAGCGCTTGGAGCCGTTTCGAACCGAGTGGATGATTTTTCACGAGGAGCATCGCTTGTCCGGCTCCATTGACATTGTGTTTCGAAATTTGGATGATGGCACGTATTCCATTTACGATTGGAAAAGAAGCAAGGAAATAAAAAAAACGGCATTTGGTGGCGCGTTTGCAAAAACACAGGGAATTGAACATTTGCCGGATTCGAACTTTTGGCATTATTCTCTCCAGCTCAATACCTATAAAACTATTCTAGAACAGAAATATGACATGGTCATTCGCGACATGTTTTTGGTTTGTTTGCATCCTGATAATCCAAACAAATCTTATATTAAATTGAAAGTCCCGGACTTGTCCGATGAAATGCGCGAGTTGTTATCGTGAGGGAACGAGGGAATCCCCTTAAAACATAAACATTTGATTTGGGTCCACTTGAGTTTGTCTACCTCCCATTAATTGAACTTTTTGACTGTATTGTTTTTCTTTTATTAGCGCTCGCAACCGCATCAGAAGTTCGCCATTTGTAATCGTTGGACCCGTCTCTTTTAGTAACTCTAATAAAGATATGCAAAGAGCGCCTCCATATTGGCCGTTCTCATAAGCATCTTCAGCTGTTTGCGAATCTAAACAGCCGCTCAGCATGGAGACATCTCCAACCGAATCTTTATATTTTGAATTCTTTGAAGTGCTTTGAGCTCGATTCATTTTTAATTTGCATATTTTTTTGACTAATGACATCTCTGTTTCTGGCATTTTCATTATGTTGTTGTTATATTCAATGCTATTTGCATCGCTGTTTGCATTGTTGCTGTTGTCATTAAGCGTGTATGTTAAATCGCAGCCTGTTCCGTTGTGGCAACAATCAAATATAAATGTCATGCGAACTCCCGCAGGTATCTTATTTACAATATTGTTTCGAATCTCATCATCTGTAATATACATTCCGTTTTTAAGCGTGTCAATGGGACACAAACACGAATCATAACCACTGGTTTCATCTCTATTTTGGTCTTTCACCAAGCTACCGTGACCAGAGTATAAAAATAGAAGCCGGTCTCCCCATTTCGAGTTTTTAACCATGTTTACTAAATTTGAAATAATATTCGCTCGGGTTGGTTTAATCGGCGTGTCATCTGTCAATTCTGTTATTTTATCATATTTTAAAACAGTCTTTAAAAAATTTGACATATTTGTCACGTCATTTATACAGCCACTTAACTGATAGTTTGTTCCTTTATAATTAATTCCCACTAGCAATGCATTTTTCATGGTTTAGATTTTTATGCCTATATGTTATATATACATGTATATTATTATATATTTGTATGTGGGGGAACTACGTTCCCCTACTATGTGAAAGGAGGGGTCATAGGGGAACTACGTTCCCCTACTACATTGAAACCATTCGAATGCACGAATCCTTGCTCGTATTTGTTTCTAGCGCGCCTTTGATTCGCCGACTTATTGCCGGAAATGCAATATTTATTACTTGGCGCTCTCCGTCTTTAACATACGCGCTTATTATTTTAAACAGCTCTTTGATTTCATCGTGCTCTGATGCGAGAAGTTTCAGCTCGGTTAATTTTTCCAATATGGGTTTGACTTGCTGTTTCCTTTCATCTTTTGACCTTTCATGAAACATTGTGTTTATTTATGTCTGTGTGTTTATTTATGTCTGTGTGTGTATCTATATTTTAATATATTTAATATTTAATTTTTATTTAAATATATTAACTGTTTTATAATTACCATTGTCGTATAATTGCTTCTAATGCCAATTCACTATATTATCTTTATTATTGCAGGCATTATTTTTGGAATAACGATAATGACTCGCTGTTGTTTAATTTGTTGTTTAAAATCTTCACCTGCGACTTCGAGTGTGGCTAGTTCTTAGTTCTTAAAATATGCGCGTGTGTGTTTCGTTCATGATGATGATTTCCAGAGATTACCTTCTGCTGTACGGCGGCGAGCAAGACCTTTTTCTACACGACTACCTGGATTGCGATAGAGATAAAGCTTTTCGGGAACTTGCGACCACTCTTTATTCTTCAGTACTTTTGTAATCGTGGCAAAATTTTTTGAACCGTAGAAATGAGCACCCAGGTTGTAAGCAAATGAAAGAAGTGCTCCTTTTTGACCATCACTCATTTCACTCCAAAATGGAATCTCACGAAGAACAGGAATATATTTTATACTGCATTGATATGCCAACAGTTCATCTGCTTCTGGCCGTGTAATCACATCACCAAGTTCAAAAAGGCTTCCATCTTGTTTTTCAGTTGACCCCCAGCCAATAGTAATTGGTAAATTGCCGGACAGCGGGTCAACATAGGCTTTACTTCTGAATCCTTCAAACTCCTTTATCAAGTTCAATCCAGGAACAGGAACATCATAGTTATTTTCGTTTCCTTGTTCATCAATTTCCATTATTTTTTCATTAAGATAAACATCATAAGAAGAAGCCTTCGCTTCACTAGCTAAATAATCACCATTATCGTTTTCTTTTGGTAAGTTGGTAGTGGTAGAGGCCATTGCTTTCCTTAAATTGTCTAAATAATAATTCCATCTCCGATAATTTTTATATCCTCTTATTGCTGAAGGCCAAGATTCTGGAATATTAAGAGTCTTATTTTTCATTTTTTTTATAATTTTTTATATATTATTATGGATAGTTAAATATATTAAAAAAAATATATTTGATTTCAGATTCAATATTAAATTATTAAATTATAAGACTTCCTTTGATGCCTCTCTCTCGGCTGATGGCGTAAGTGTTCTATTTTTGATTCTCAATGATGCATTTATTGTTCTATTTTTTGCATCTTTTTTATTTTTGTTTCGTCGCGTCATGCGCTTTTTTTTTGATTCTTTGTCGACATTGAACGTTACGTGGTTTTGGTTTTTAACACGATTTGTTTTTCTCATATTTTGTTTCTTGTAATTATTTTTTTTGTATGTTTTCCTTTTTATATCTTTATTTGTTTCTGTTGTTTCTGCTGTTGCTGCTCTTGCTGTTGCTTCTTCTTCTGCTTCGCTTGGTTGGTTGGTCGCTTCGTTTGGTTTTTCGTCACCTTCTTCATTGGTCGCTTCGTTTGGTTTTTCGTCACCTTCTTCATTCGCTTCGCTTGGTTGGTTGGTTGCTTCGTTTAGTTCTTCATCCTCTTCTTTGTCTTCTTCGTCGTCTTCTTTGTCTTCTTCGTCGTCTTCTTCATCCTCTTCTTCGTCTTCTTCATCCTCTTCATCCTCTTCATCCTCTTCATCCTCTTCATCCTCTTCATCTTCTTCATCCTCTTCTTCTTCGTCGTCGTCTTCATCCTCTTCGTCTTCGTCCTCTTCTTCGTCCTCTTCTTCGTCGTCGTCGTCGTCTTCTTCTTCGTCTTCTTCTTCGTCCTCTTCTTCTTCGTCGTCGTCGTCTTCTTCTTCGTCCTCTTCTTCGTCGTTGTCGTCGTCTTCTTCGTCCTCTTCTTCTTCTTCTTCTTCTTCTTCGTCTTCTTCTTCGTCGTCGTCTTCTTCTTCGTCCTCTTCTTCGTCTTCTTCTTCGTCTTCTTCTTCGTCCTCTTCTTCGTCTTCTCCTTCGTCCTCTTCTTCGTCTTCTTCTTCGTCCTCTTCTTTTTTATCCAATTCTGTTACTTTTATTACTATGTTCGGTTGTTGTTCTAATTGTTCTGACTGTTCTAGTTCTGACTGTTCTAGTTCTGGTTGTTCTGGTTGATTCATTTTATCCATATTTATTATATTATTATTAATATGTATTTTTTTATGTGTTTTTTCAACTAAAGAAGATTGTGGTAATTGTAAATGCAATCGAGGCATTTGCTTCAATATTACATGCAAAATATTTGGTGGATTTGAATGGTTATTTTTATTATGATAATTGTAATTATTTTCATTCATTTTATAGTTGTTTTATACTCGTGTCAATTGTGTCAATTGTGTCAATCTTGTCAATCTGTTGATTAATATTTCATTATATTATTTATTTATTTTTATTATTAATTAATTATTTGAAATAAGTAATTAATAATAAAATAATAAAATAATAAAATAAGTAATTTATTATTAAACATGTTTAGCAATTTGAATCATTCAATTTTTCAAACTGAAAAGGATAAAGAATTTGAATATAAGGGAGGAGAAGGGGAAGGAGGGGGAAACAAATATAAGAATAATTCAAAAAAAGAAAAATATATTGACACTTTGTATGATGATGACTTTATAAAAAACTACTTTTTATAACTTTCTATTTTATAACTTTATTTAAATTTAATTCTTCAGTTATATAATTATATTTACATTTTATAATTATATTTACATTTTATATACTAATTATATTTATCATCATGGTTAAAATGAAAATGTTTGGCTTCATGCCAAATCCAAAACTCCCAGCAGGAACCAAAGTTGCAAACCGGACAGGCACAGGCACAGGCGGCGGTGGGGGTGGTGCACTTACAGGAAAAATGTTTGACATGAAAAATCTTGTCTCCATTATGAAAATTAAAAGCACTGGATGTAAAAGTTGCGGAGGATAAATTTCCGAATTATATTGGTTGGGTTTGTGCTTACTTTATTGGTACTACATTGGCATTAATTATGCGTTAATTTAATTAATATAATTAATTATATTAATTAATTATATATAGTTAACTATATAATATTTTGTATATGTTTGTAAAGCTAATAAATTATTAATCATTATCATTATCATTCTTTGTCTTTGTAAAATAAATGTCATCACACCTCACTTTCAAAATACTAGTAGTTGGAGATGAAGATGTTGGAAAAACAACAATTGTTAATCATTACACGCTCATGCCTGCAAGTTTCAGCTCCACGGTCGGAATTGAATTCCAGTCCCGCATGGTTGCTCTTTCTGCTGACTCTGCCGCGCTGAACGATAATTTAACTGTTTCAGAAAATCAATGCCTCTTGAAAATATCTTCCGCGGCATCCACAATGGGCCTGCAATCACGTGTCAAACATTATGACCACGTCAAATGCTATTTTTGGGACACGTCAGGTTCGCCGCGTTACCAAAGCCTTTCACACACTTATTACAGAAACATTTCGGCAGCCATTGTCGTTTTTGATTTGTCAAATGAAAAAACTTATAACGATTTACACTCTTACATTCATCGCATAATACAAAAAAATAGTTGCAATCATAAACACCCGATTCTTGTTATTGGAAATAAATTTGATAAACGTAAAATTAATAAAACTCGCACTCAAATATACGATGGTTTATGCCATGAGTTTCCGGATGAAAATATAAAATATGCAGAAGTGTCGTGTCTCGATAAAGTATATACTGATGATAAACTTAACACCAATAATAAATTTAATACCGTTTTCAATTGCGCAACTTGCGCCGATTCTTCCGAATTGCATTCCACAATCACTTCATTTTTACAGTTTGCTTATGACTCTGTGGTTAAACCCCATTTTTACAATCCAAACGCCATTTCAGCCATTGGCTGTTCAGGAGTTAATGGCACAACTAGATTTTTCACCATGAAAAAAGAACACAAAGAAGATTTAAAAAGTGTTGTTGCGGATGAGGATGTGAATACATGGAAATTTGCTCGCGCGCCTTCTTTTAAATCTCCGCGACAGTGCTGTGACGAACATTATTATTCTTCTTCTTCTTCTTTACGCGAATATTCAACGGGATGTAGCAGTTGTTCCATTTTATGAGATGAGGGTTCCCCTGATATATTAATTAATGTAATAAATAATAAATATATAATTTATTATAAATTATATATATATTTATTATAATTTATTGTTCATTATATATGTCAAGTTTTGGCTTTTCAAATTTTGATTTCAATGTTCAAAATTACTCAAATGAAGAATTAGAAGACTTGCTCGGTTTGAAAAAATATTATAATGCAAATGATATTATATCAAACAAACAAAAACTTTGCATTCAACTCGCTTCCGCAACAGGCAGCATTCAGACACAATCGCAAATGAGCGATTTTTTAGATGCGGCATCAAAATGTTTAATTTCAACACTTGTTGGAAAAAGCAAAAGTTCTGATAAGTCGTCTGATAAGTCGTCTGATAAGTCGTCTGATAAGTCGTCTGATAAGTCGTCTGAGAATTACTTTGATTCGGCTCATAATTTCCCAAAAAATACAGTTATTCCTGGCTCTGCAGAAGATGGACATTTTGTCATTGCCGACCCCTACCGCATGATACCGTTGGATGACTATAGCAATGTTAGCGGTCTGAAAATTGGAGAATACGGTGCGCCTCCAGGTGTAATCAACCCGGTTAAGTATTCGACAATTGTATCATCCATAAATATCGATTCGAGATTTAGACCCAATTATTTTAATTCGAAAAGTACTGACTTGCACATTACTTTACCGGAAAGAATTGACAATGTCGTGTCTTATCGTGTTGGCTCGATTGAAATTCCTTTTTATGCGATTTATGCTGTGAGCGAACTTCTTGGAAATAATGCCATTCAGATTGTATGGGGCAGCATAACTCCTGGCGCTTATTCAGACACTTTTACCATTGTCATTCCTGACGGAAATTATTATACAACTGCCGATTCGACAGATGTGCTCGCTTCCGCTTCCATTGAACAAACAATTAATACCATTTTACTATCAAACACGGTTAGCATTGGTGCTGGCGCCACCGGTTTGAACGGCAAATTGAATTACCACATTGACCAAATAAGCGGTAAAAGCGTGTTTTCGCAACCCGCCGGTGCTACTCCGATTTATTTCAAAGTTATCGTCAACGTCAGAAGCAACGGAACTCCAAATTACGAATCACCACTTTTATCATTCTTGGGCTGGAACTTGGGGTTTAGAAATGCTGAATATATTTCAAATAATAATGGAAATGGACATTATGGCGCCGTAGTATCAGAGGCACTCCTCGCATTCAAGGCGACAAGCTATATTTTTATTGCAATTGACGATTACAATAATAGCGTAAACGATTATTATTCTGCCGTTTTTTCTGATTCATTCGCAATTAAAAATGTAATTACAAGAGTTAATGTGGGGCTTTTAAGAGAAATTAGCGAAGCTTCAAGCACACAACTCAACAGGCAGCGGAACTTCTTCGGGCCGGTAAATATTCAAAAACTTCGTATAACCCTCTACGATAATTTTGGACGCACTGTTGATTTGAATAATATGGACTGGAACATGGAACTCATATTTGAGTGCGTTTATGGTTAGTACAGGGAAACCAAGGTTTCCCTCTGACCCTTCCTTTAATGAAAGATAATGAAAGATAATGAAAGGTCCCTCTGCCTTCCTTCCTTTAATGAAAGATAATGAAAGGTCCCTCTGCCTTCCTTTAATGAAAGGAGGGGGTTGGGGGGAACTACGTTCCCCATATTATTATATGTATATACTATATACTAGTAAATTCTTCATTAAATAAATCAAATGGTTAAAAAAATGAAAATGTTCGGCCTTGGTCTTGTTAAAAAAAGAAAACGCCATCATTCAGTAGTAGCATCAGAATCAGAACCACTACCAAACCTGGTAACACCAATCACGCCTTATTTTTTGTGCAATCATTTCATTTCAACTGAAATACATAGTTGCTCGGGTTGGAAATATATAGGCATCAACTTGAAAATTGGAGCAAATAATTTGCTCAAAAATAAAAATTATAATGACATAAAAGATTTTGAAATCATTCAAATTCAAGTAGATTATTTTGATTTTTTTTGCAATAGCGTCTTGCCAATTATATGTAAAAATAATGTAAAGGTTATTATTATCACATCTCAGTGGCACATTCCACAGATTCAAAGAAGCCCTGCAACAGACAAATTATTGAATCATAAAAATATTCTCTTGTGGATTTCTCAAAATCCAATTTATGAAAACAGTGAAAAATACATGGCATTTCCCTATGGAATTTGTCATCATCAAATAAAAGAATACGCGCAGTTTTTACTATCAAATGACGCAAACAAAAATAAAAGCATCAAAATATTGAATCAAAATGCGGCAGCTCACGGTCATTTGCCAAATGACCACATAAGAAAAACACACGACATATTTGGAATAAATAGTGGCAGAAGACTCGGTTACGCCGAATATTTAACAAATTTATCAAATGCTGAATTTGTCATTTCAACTGCCGGAGATAGAGACGATTGTTACAGACACTACGAATGCATCGGATTGAATGCAATTCCAGTATCCAACATTAAAGGCGGTTATAAATGCATATTTGATGAAAACATGGTCTATTCACACGCAGAAGAAATGGTAACCATGCTTAAAACAAATACCGTGGTAAATCATATTTACAAGAAACCAAACAAGGATGTAATAACAATTTCATATTGGAAAAATAAAATTCATGAAAGAATTCATGAAAGAATTCATGAAAGAATTCATGAAGAAGAATAAAATGTATATCTGAATCTGAAACATTCATGAATCAAATAATAAAAATGAAAATGTTTGGTGTACTAACCGAATTTAGTAACTTCATTTCAATTATTATATTTATATTTATATAATATAATTTATATAAATTTATTCATATATGGTTTTGCACGGATTAAAACGAATATTTCAAAAACCGACACCCGACCTTAGTTCGAGCGAGCGAACTAATCAGCTCCGCTCCAAAACAGTTTATTCGGGAACCGTCAACCTCTCGACCGCACTCGCAACATCAGGAAGCAGTCGCTATAAAACATACAATGGTCCGTTTGAACTCGTGAATGAAAATGGAAATGGTTCACTGGTAGCTAGCGCGAGTTACAGCGACTTGCTCGATATTACAAAAGGAAAAGTGCTTTTGAATAAATTGCCACTTACCGATTTGACATATCCTTATTATGAGAATAATTTTGGAAATGGGGAAATTTATGTAGGAAATTATCAACAGTTTGACGGTTCTTTTTTTAGCGGCTCTGGTCCAACCGGCTGTGCCGATTCTGTCCTGGTATACGATTTGTCAACTACCGGCTTCACAGGTCCAGACTCTTATACTGGAAACTCAATTGGAAATACTGGAGTAACCGGCACGGTTGGTTCAAATCTAGATATTTTCGTTGACCCAAATCACTGTTATTACAGCGACCCGTGCGCTTCATCTGCTTCCTACATGAAATTCGTAGACATTAATTTCAAGGGGCCAACGGGTACCGGCATTACAGGTCCCAGCCAGTATTATGCCCAGAAAATTATCAACGGTGACCAATACAGCGGGTTTCGTTTCCCAATGTCGAATTTTACCCTCACGTGCACGCAGCAAAAACTGTCTCAGACAGACGGTCCGATTTTTTGTCCGCTTGAACCTCCAACGTTGTCTAATTTTACTATTCTTCCTCAAATCTATAATCCGGTTCCTTTTCCTTTACAGATAACACCCCCGCAATCTAATAGTTTGGGCGCTTTTACTTATTACAGCAGCAATCATTCCGTGGCCACCATTAGTGGAAGCACAATTACCATAGTTGGCGCAGGCACTTCCACAATTACAGCTTTTCAAGCGGCGGTGCCCGGTTATTATACTTCAGGCAGTATTTCAACACCACTCGTTGTAAGTCCAATTCCTCCAAATTTATCTAATTTTGTTATTCCTTCTCCTCTTCCTAAAAACTTTGGTGATGCTCCATTTGCGTTGATAGCCCCATCATCTGATAGTTTGGGTACTTTTTCTTATACTAGTTCCAGCGCTTCGGTCACCATTAGTGGAAACATTGTTACCATAGTTGGCATAGACTCTTCCATCATCATTACAGCTACACAAGCAGCATCCGGAGGTTTTAGTCAAGGTAGTATATCAGCATTACCATTCGCTATAAATTCAATTCCTCCAACTTTATCTCATTTTGTTATTCCTCCTCCTCTTCCTAAAAACTTTGGTGATGCTCCATTTACGTTGACAGCCCCATCATCTGATAGTTTGGGTGCTTTTTCTTATACTAGTTCCAGCGCTTCGGTCACCATTATTGGAAGCACAGTTACCATAGTTGGCATAGACCCTTCCATCATCATTACAGCTACACAAGCAGCATCCGGAGGTTTTAGTCAAGGTAGTATATCAGCATTATCATTCGCTATAAATCCAATTCCTCCAACTTTATCTCATTTTGTTATTCCTCCTCCTCTTCCTAAAAAATTTGGTGATGCTCCATTTACGTTGACAGCCCCATCATCTGATAGTTTGGGTGCTTTTTCTTATACTAGTTCCAGCGCTTCGGTCACCATTATTGGAAACACAGTTACCATAGTTGGCATAGACCCTTCCATCATCATTACAGCTACACAAGCAGCATCCGGAGTTTTTAGTCACGGTAGTATACAAGCATTACCATTCGCTATAAATCCAATTCCTCCAACTTTATCTTTTACCATTCAGCCTAAAAATCTTGGCTACCCTCCATTTATTTTAACAGAGCCATCATCTGATAGTTCGGGAACTTTTACTTATTCTATCAGTGTCGATATCCCTCCGGTAGCCACCATTAGTGGAAGCACGGTTACCATCGATAACGTTGGCAATGCCACCATCACAGCATTTCAAGAGGCATCCGGTGGTTACTCTTCGGGTAGTATACCAGCACCATTCTCTGTTATACCTGCCTTGCTTTCCTTTTGGCAAAATAGCACCGGATTCCCTAATCCAGTAAACTCCATCGCATATTTAAGAACTGCGTCATCACCAAACGGATACATAACAGCAAAAGACTGGACCGCTTATTATGAATCAGCGTCTCCAAATTATTGCATAGTTGAAACTGGTACAAACCTAAAATGGAAATTGTGGTGGAGCGATAACTCTAACTCTATTCCAATAGTTAGGGGGTTTGTTTTCAAATCGTGTTCACTTGATGAGTATAATACCGTGTGTTATATATACGGTTCATTTGATAGAGCACAAGCATATGATGGCACCGGCACTGTGTTTATTTGCGGTTGTATTGCACAGATTCGTAATGGTGGGAGTACTAGTGGTACTAACATGATTCAGATGTCAAGTCAAGGAGGTTGGATATCTCCCATTGTCGGTGTTTATTTGTCACAAGGAGGAAAAGCAATTGTCAATGATGCAGTTGCAATTGCCACTGAAACCGCTTTCGTCGATAATCATTTAATAACATTTGTCGGAAAGTTTGACAGTTACATATTATTGGATGGAACCACACAGTCAGGAGTAATTCCTGGAGACTCTGTAGGAAACCTGGCATTTGTTATACCTCCCGTTAGTAGTACTAATGATGCTATAAGTTTTATGAGTGCGACGTTGGGTACGTCGGCAACTTATGCTTATGAAACAAATAGAGAAATATATCAAGTTTTAGTTAATCCGGTTTATACAACTTATCCAGAAGTTGAACTTGTTGGAAAATTTACAACAGCTGGCGGCTCGGCCGCGGTTTCCGCAGTTGGATATGTTAAACTTGCAAAAGATGACGCAACACCTACAACATTACAAACGCCATTGCCGAGTGACTCAGTTGTAAACGGAATAAGCGTTAGCGCAACAAATTCGGCGAAACGAATCATATATGGAGGAATTTATAATAGCACAACCTCCGAATTTACCTCTTTCGCATATTCCCTGGACCAAACCGCAATGTCAACAACTCCTTTGCTTCCGCCCAATTCAATTCCACCAAGTTATATCGGCGGATTAAATGGTTCGGTAAATGCACAGTTTACGGTGTCATCAGTTCTAACTTCATATGACATATTGGGATTGTTTAATCCGTTTAGCACATCAACCATCGATAATCCTATGTTATTTTGGAGCAGCAGCGTTGATGGAACATGGGAAGAATTACTAGTTTCTGTTTCTGCAACTCACACGTCTAACAATAAAACCAACAATGGCGCCCCTTCAAATATGACGACACAGTCACAAGGTCAGGGTTTGTTTTTTTATAATACGTTACTATACATGAATGGTTCAAATAACTCGGATAGTAATTGTTATAATAGGTATTTAGATTTTCCTTCTTCTTAATGTTTTCATTTTAATCTTTACAAGTTATAAGAGAGAAAAGAGATAAATCATATAATGTTATAATGTATTAATTATAATATTGTATAAATTATATATATTTACTATAATAACTATAAAATGTTGGATGATTTCCTTTCGGAGTCTAGTCGTTTTTTAAATTACGTTTTTGTAAAACATCCGGAAGAGCAAAAAATGACATACTTTGAACACTTGAAACACGCGTGCTCTTACAGCGTTCAAGCGCTTGGTTGCTCGCTTGTATTTATGGTTCACGGATTTGTACCGTGTTTATTCGAAAAAACTGGCTCTATTATGATACAACGTTTACATGACCGGTTGAACGGAGTAAAACATCATGAAGATGAAAAAATAAACTGAGCAAGGAATGCAACTATGTCATGTCATTGTTTTTTACAATTTATAAAAAAGATAGTTTATTATTTCAATATTAGAGAGAAGAGAGATAAATCATTAATAATTAATTCATCAAATTAAATAAAAATAAAAATAAAAATAATACATTCAATTAAATGCATAATTCACGTATAATTTATGTGTGAATTATGTTAGTGTTAATCAAGTATCAAAGTTTGAAATCATTTGACAATATAACGCGAGTATCATGTCATCGTTTGGTTTATAAAAAGATAGTTTATCATTTGATGATTAGAGAGAAGAGAGATAAATCATTAATTCATTAAA